TGTAGTTTCTTCCGCTGATGCTCGTTCTTCTTCTCTAGCACGAGCCGCTTGTTCTTCCGCACTTGGACCGCGCACTTTACCGCCAAATAATCCAGACATACTAAAACCTCGTCATCATGTAGTAGTCAGCCCCTTCCGGACCAAACTTTCTCATAACACTTTCTACCTCAAAACGTAGTGCTTTGGCAAACTTAAATGCGGTATCATTTTCCACTTTTACGCAAATTTGCAGCCTTCTAACGCCATAATCTCGCAAAGCGGTATCGGTTACGGCCTTAGCACCACGCACAAGTGATATCGCATGATCGTTAATATCCTTGCTGGGAATAAGCCACATCTCTGCCAAGCCACTCCAGATATACCGTATGCCAAAAGCAAGAAAGACTTTGCCACGACAAATCGCAGCCCAACTCAATCCGTCCTGAGAATTATCCCAAATATATTCTATGTAGTTTGGAATATGCTTGGCGTATTCCTCGCTATCCCCCGTCAGCCGTATTCTCGCCAGATGCTCATAGCGTAGAGGCACAATCTGCTCATCAGAACTCATCCGAAACTCTGGAAGCTGCACCAAGCCCATCAGAATACCTCAAAGTCTGTTGACGCGTTATATGTCTGACCGCCAACAAAAGAACTCCCGTATGTGCCACGCCGCAATCTACGCTGCTCGCCACCACCCAGCATCAAGTATCCAAACGCATCCCCACAGTGAGAATGCTCATTCTTCACAGGCATATCCTTGAACCGCTCTTGCCCAGCGCCCAGAGATTGACGCTTGAAGAAGTAACCACCCGATAGAGACTTCCTGAGCCGCAAGCACTTCTTATTTACCAGCAAGCCAGGCTTACCGCCCACTAATCTATTCATAGGCGCAGCAGCAGCCTCACGGCGCACGTTGAACGCATTGCTGTCAGTCGGAGATGCCTTGAAGCCAATCGACCTCAAGTGATCGAAGGCAGTCACCTCATAGATCTCGTCGCGCTTGTTACCAGCCGGATCGCCCCACACCACGACCTCAGCCTTATTAAAGCTCGCAGCAATCTTAGCCAGCAACTCCTGACCAAATCTCTCAAGCCCCATGTCAAACGTCACAAGCTCATCAAGGATCTTCCACGCACCCCCAGATGTGCGCTGCCCAAAGATCGCAGCCGGTGTCAAACCAAAGTCAACCCCGATCTGCAAAGGATACTGTGGATCATAAGTGACATCGCCAGACATCATATCGTCATCGTACTCAGGCCAGACCGGACGTCCCTCTTGCACGAACGTGTACTTGCCCTCAGCATAGCACCTGATCCAATCAGCATTCTTGCCGCCAAGAAGCTGTTCATAGTAACCATTAGGCAAATGCGTCTTGTTCTCAGCAGATGGATTAACCATCCACCACTTGCCCCCAGAGAACACAAAGCCATTCGCCTCTGGGTTTTCGGGCAGATCCTTTGCGCTTACCTCCAGAACACCGCCAGGCTGACGAAAGAACTTCCACGGAAAACGACCGCCAATAGGGTTCTTCTCTGCAAGCTCATGCCACCAGTGATCTGCATCAGGCGGGTTGGTATCCATCCAGATGCCATACCACGTTGCGCCGCCATCGGACTTTGTGGGATATCGACCAACGCGGTGCGTCAGCCCATCAATCACAGCCTTCGGTAGCTCTCTGGCCTCATTCACCCATGCTCCCGTTAGCTCCAGAGACAACAGCTTTCTCACATCTTGTGGCGTAGAAAGAGCCATGAAGATAACTTCGCAGTCTATGCCAGGCGCACCTTCCCTTGAAGGCAGCTTCAGATGATGTGTAATCGGCGGTTGCCAGCGCATCGGACCCCATACGTCCTCCGGAAACAACTCCTGCCACGTCTTAATCGTCGTTGTTCTTAGCTCTGGATAGGTATTGCGCACTACAACAAACCGCGAATATCGTATGCCATCACGCGGAGAAGGCTTCTGAGTAACCGCCTTCAGCATTATCTCAGCAGCACACCCGTATGACTTACCAGATCCAACCGGCCCCATTAGACCGCGAACAAAAGATCTATCGTGTATAAACTTCCAAACCGTTGCAGACTTAGAGAAATCCAAGTTCATGCTGGGAAGATCACTCATCCTCTGCCTCATATGTTGTCGTAATATCCGGACCCTTCATGTTGATCCCAACAATCGAAGGCTTGTCCACATTCTTCTCCGCATCCAGCATACCACTCGCCTTAGCCAAAATGCGCAGAACACTTACCTTGTCAAACATCTCAATCGTCGTACCATGCTGGCCCACAGTCACCTTCTTGATCGACGCCAAAGCCTCATCAGGAATATCCTCCAGAGGCTTTACAACACCAGTATGCAGATCAATGATGTCCGTAATACGAGCCGTACCCATCGCAATAAGCTCAGTAGCCACAGCCTCTTTGTTCTGAGCCAATGTCTCCGAGCGGCCAATTCGACGCTGCAATAAACGCGCACCGCCAAACCGACCAATCGGCGGGATAGGTTTTATCTTATCCTCTTTTTTTCTGCTCATCTTCATCCTTTAACAATGAAGCTGGAATACCATGAGCGCCATTGATATAGATACTATCAGGAGCGCGAACATACTCACCACACCACATGATATTTTCAACGGTTGGCTGAAAACCCTGCTCACCATGATTCTGGAATTGCGGCGGGTAACGAAGGCATTTTCCGTGCGTTATTTCCTCTGTGGCCTCCCAGCTGAAATTGTCATAATTTTCGCAGTCATAAGTGTAACGCTCATAAAACTTGCAATTTGCACACCTCTCATCATTTGCCGAATGGTATGAACTAGCGACATAAATTTGATGATTATCCGTTCCCTCGTCCAACTCCATCATAATGTTCGGGCGATATGCTACATAGCCTTTCAGCCTTTTGGCAATCTCAAGAGTTTCTTCATCGTAGTAGTTAGTCTCTTTTTTCATAACGCCCCTCCTCAGAACGGAATACTATCCCCGCCCAAATCACGGGACGAAGATTTCTGAGAACGCGACCCATCATCTTCAAACAAACGCAACCAGACTTCACCCTCCTTATTCGGTAAAGGCAAACTCTCCAGCTTAATGCTAATCCCCTTCTCACCACTAAAGGCTATGCCGTGACGCATCCATACCGGCTTATCACGACCCTGTACCTCCTTGGCTTGCACAACACTAAAACGCTTAGACATCATTTCCTCCTATACAGCGTTGCAAGTTTAATAACGATATCGCAAAGAAAGCGATACCACAATAGCTAAGAATACATATCCCGAATATTAGCGCGTGACCTCTCCAGCAAACCCTCAGCCAACTGCTTAATCAAGTGAGGAAAATCATCGTGACCAATCACAGCAATCAACTCACCATCGCGCCACACACGCAACCCGTCAGGATAAACGTGCCACCGAATCACTTCTGCTTTTTCTTGGCCATCTTCTTCATAGCCGCCTTCTTCAGCATCGGATTAGCCTTGTCCTGCTTAGAAGGACGGCCAACCTTACTACCATACGTTCCTTTACCCATCGGCATACCACTATCCTTTCAATATATCCGCATCAGCCTTACGTGCACCACCCTTCCCAGTAGCAGCACTCTTCAATCTACCCATCGCCCACTGATGCGCAGAAACCTTCGGACGCGAACCAGAACTATAATAAGCCCCCAACCCACGCTTATAAATCTTCTCAGCCTTCACACGACCACCAACAGCCCTAACATACTTCTCAGGTAACTTCATCGCTTCGACCTCTCCCTAGAAATCCGATCCATATCAGCCCCCGTCAACTTACCCATCCGATACAATGCACGCGTCCGCAATATCTCCCTCCGAGTACCCTCCGGATCTCCAGAACCACTAACGTACTTCTTAGGAATGCCAGACTTCCGATCCTTAGCAACAGACTTAAACTTGCGTTTCACAGTAGAACCCTTTCATGAAATTTCGGAAAATATTTCTGTGGGGGTATGCACATAAGACGGGCGCGCGGGGGGGCAAAGGGGTCGATTGCGCAAAATTTCGATTTTCGCATGATTTTTGCAGTCTGGCCGCCAAATATCCACAACCTGTACGCGAAACCGTTAACATAATGACTATTATACGCCTACAAATATGCAATAGTTGATATGCGGCCCGCTGAGTGGGGGTAACTGTTTCTCGGCTATGTCCTCTCATGCGGCTGCCTCTTCGTCACTGTACGGGGCGCTCAGTAGCTCTACGGCCTGATTGGCGAGCATTATCTCGGCACGATGTACCGCTTCCGGCTTTATGCGCCATCCTTTGGCTATTGCTCTGGTGAAAAAGCTACTCGTGAAACACTCGAACTCTTCCCTTAATTCCAATAAGTCCAGATCAGCTTGCGTGTTATAGCCAGTTTGTTGCAATCTGTGCATTTGCTTTGCTGTTGTTTCTGCTTCTGCTAATTCCATTTGCTGCTTTGGCGTTAGCCTTGATCTGATTGTATCCTCATATTTTACCTGCGGATCGAACACGATACGATTGCTTGTGCTTTTCTGTCCTCTCCAGAGAGGCTTTGCATAGACCATGTAACCGAAGTCTCTGAGGCGTTTGACGTGATATCCAACTGCGGTTCGTTTGCTTCCGATGTCTTGGCCTATGCGTTCTTGGCTGACGAAGGTTCGTCCCATGTGATCTGCGTAGCTGCAAAAAGCTATGAGCACTCGGAGTGTTTTTGCTGTCATCCTGGCGTCTTTGATTGCCCGTATTGGCACGACTGCAAACGCTCTGAGGTCTTTGGCTTTTAGCTGCTTCGGTCTCATCAGTAAGGGTTCTCCATGAAGTCTGGTTCTGGCTCGTGCTCTGTGTGCTTTACCGGCTCTGGATTTCCGTATAGCTTCTGTCGCTCATCTCTGAGATAGCGCTTGTATGGCTCCAACTGGTTTGGCGTTATGAGCTTTTTTTCTATGAGGCGCTCGGCTCCGCTTCCGTTGATGTATGTTTCTGCAACTGCTTCACCGGCATTTATGCGCTTGGCTGCGATTGCATCACTGTCAAACTTAAACGGCTGTCGATCCTCAATTTGCGTGTGATTGTTTGCCTGGCAGTCTTTTGCGGCGTTGATGTATTCAGCAATGACGGGCCAACGTCTGCTTTTGTGTGTTTTTCTGACGTTCTGTCCTATTCGTAGCAGTAATGCTTTGAAGCCTTCCTGATTGTAGGCGGTAGATATTTCGCTGTTGATATCCTCTGCCATGACTTCGACTTCTGGCTTGATGTGGCTTTCTGTGAAGTTTGCTGGTCTTTCATATCTGGCCAGATCCATGATGAGCCATTTTCTGACGAGATCTATACGCTGCTCAAAGTTCATTGCGCACCTCCAATCTGAAGGGGTTTGTTGCTGAACCATTCTTGAGCAATGTTTCGCATGACATCTGCTTCGCTTGTTTCGGTTTGTAGCTCATCTTTCCATCTGTCCTGATTTAACCACGTTGAAGGATGCGGCACAAACTTTTTTTCTTTTTCGTCAAAAGTTGGTAATTGATCTGTCAGTCCTTGCAGTATTTCACTTGCTGGTGATCTTTTAATTGCTCGCTCGAATGCCTTCTCTGCTGCTCGCCTTCCTTGTCTCCTTGGATACAACTTCCAGAACTCATCAAACGCTCTCTCATCCCTTGGGGGATTATAGGGGGTAATTATATCTGGTTTATTATTTGTGTTTATATCTGGTATAGGTTTGCCCTCAGGGGCAATGCCATTTGCCCTCAGGGGCAGATCGGTTTTCATTGAGGGGCAATACCATTTTGTGCGATCATAAGCTGATTTATTGAACGAGCCGGATATAACAAACTTATCATCTTCTAGCTTTTGAAGTGCTGTTCTGATCTGCTTGTCTGTTAGATATGGAAACAACACAGACCAAGCCCTGATACTGTTGAATGTCCAATGCCTTCCTTCATGGAAGTTTCTTCCGTTTGCTTCATTCTGAGCACACCACCAGCGGATGTTCTCATAAAGAATTGCAGCATTGACGCCGACTTTAATTGCTATTTCTGGATTGAACGAATGTCCCATATTTTACCCTTTTCTTCTGGGCAGGGATGGAGTAGACTTACCCTGCACTAGTTTATCATTCCTAAGTGTACTCACAAAACCAGCCCCGCGCAAGTTTTAACCTGTGCGGGGTTTCTTTTTACCATGATATCTCAACGCTAAGACATGGCTCACCGTATGCCTTAAACACCCGCAGCGCGTGAACCTGTGCGTCATCTTCAAAGACAATCCCGTTCAGAGCATCGAGCACGATCTTTGCCACATTGTCGATGTCAGGCTTGCCAGGATAGATTTCGCGCTGCTCTGCCTGTAGCTTCTTAGCCTTTGTCCAGCTTTTCGGAATCTCGAACTGCGCACGGATCAAAACCTTGCACGGCTCAGAAGTGGGATCTATGCCCAGAGAAACCATTTCATCAGATCCAGCCGCAGCCAGGCGCATTTCATACTTGCGTGTTTTGTCTGGCGTGTACGTGTGGCCCGTTCTGGTAAACCTGGGGCGACCTTTGCCCACCGGTTGACCGGTTAAGAATATACGAACCTCAGTCAAGACGCTTCAACCAATCTGCAATGTCTGCACCGTCACCCGTATCTACCTGCTCGATGCTCTGAGGCATGACTTGGGCACTCTCAGCCCTGCTTAATCCAAGCGATATCAATTCTACAGCCAACCGGCTTTGTGATATTCCTTTTTGCTCTGAAGCGATACTAAGACGCTCCTTTAATTCTACCGGCAAACGTATAACCAACGCCCTTCTTTGCTCTGATCGTCCCTGATATTTCAACTTTCTTTCCTTTCTTTTCAATAGGTTATAAAATAAATCCACATTTTGTGAATAATTCTATTGACCTCATTTGAAAGTGATATTACATTGCTAATTGTGAGTTGACAAGAAAGGAATGAAACAATGCAGTTTGATTTGTTTGACCAGCAAGACGCACGAGGTGCCGGTGATCGGCAGTGCGACTTGGAAGATATGATTGCCTACGAGGAAAGTTTGTTGGCAAAGATCCAAGCCGGTGATGATGCCGGTCAGGAAGATTGGGTTGCTCGCGCCAAAGCGGGCGAAGTAATGCGGATTTGTTAAGGAGGAAAGACAATGGCTAAATCAGTACAAGCACGGGCAGCAGCCGAGATTCGGAAGAAGATGAAAGACGCGGGGTTCAAGGCCAGCGTAACCAGCTTCGCGGCATCTATGTGTAACGGCGTTCGGGTTTACTGCCAAGAGGCTGACATGCCCAAGCGGGATGAAATCCATGAGATCTGTATGCCTTACCAATACGGCCACTTCAATGGCATGGAAGACATCTATGAGTACAGCAACATGAGCGACCACATTCCCCAGGTTAAGTTCGTCAGCATTAGCTGGCACAGTTAAGGAGATCGCCATGAAATTTATCGTCAAAAAACTTTGTGAAAACGGTGTGCGGGTAGTCGCTGAGTTTAATACTTACGAGGCCGCACTTGCCAAGAAAGCGGAACTGCTCGCACGGCAAGAGTTTAGTGAGTGCTTCATTGATATTGTTGCGCCACAGGGTTTTCAAATAGCTGGATAAGGAAGCAGCATAATGACACTGCAAGAGCTAAAGCAAATCGCAAAGACAATAACCATTGAGGACATCGTAGGCGCGGTGTCCATATTCGCCACGCTCTTTGTGTGCCTGGCTTGGGTATGGGTGGCGACATGATCTGCCCAATATGTGACGGAGACGGGCAGCTTGAATACGAGATCGAGCGTCCGCACAACTTCAACAGAGATGTCGGATACATCGACACAAAATGGGGCGAGTGCCTAGAATGTAACGGCACCGGAGAAATAGAGAGCAACGACGATGAAGATTGATCAAGTAGAAATAAGAAAGATGCACCACCGCAACGCCAAGGAGACCGAGCGAGCGGCAGCGCATAAGGTGGCCCAGCACGTCAGGGGCAGACGTCTTGAGACTTTGCTTGCACTCCATACCCTGCAGGGAGGAGGAACAGGGGAGGAGATCGCGCAAGCGGCTAGGCTATCTATTCTTAGCATAAGACCGCGTTTGACGGAACTCCAAGAAATGGAATTGATCGAAGATACGACGAATAGACGCAACAACGCATTTGGCAACAGTGAGATTGTCTGGCGTCTAACAGAAGAAGGGAGAAAGTATGTATATTAAATTCGAAGAGATACAGCGCATGGCTGACCAGATCCGGCAGATTACCGGCGACGACCAAGACACGTTCTTGGATACGCTGGACGGTGAGACAGACGCGCTTGATATTCTAGGCAAGCTGATTGAAGAGCGCACCGAATGCTCAATCTACGAAGGCGCAGCACGGGAACTCTCAGCAACCTACGCAGCCAGAGCAAAACGCCTCAACGCAAAACAGGATGCAATTTCGCAAACAATGGGGCAGCTTCTCGATGCAATGGGCGAAAGCAAAGTAACACACGCACTTGCGACAGTAAGCAGAACGAAAGCCCGATGGTCCGTAAGGATCGACAATGAAGAAGAAATACCTTCTCAGCTTATGAGGCTTACAGCCAAGCCTGATTTAACAGCAATCAAGAAGCAGATGGAGCAAGGCGAGACTGTGCCAGGCTGTTCCGTTAATCCTGGCAACCCATCTGTAACAGTGAGGATCAAATGAGCAAACTTATTGACGCAATGAAGCAGGTCAATGACCTAAACAAAACACACGGCGTAACCCAGCGCGGCGGCAAAAAATACACAGAAGTTTTTGTGCGCGTCGAAGCATTCCGGCAAGCATTCGGAACAGACCTTGGCGTTGATACACAGATCCTTGTGGACGATGGGAAGCGCGTAGTCGTAAAGGCAACCATTCTCAGCAAAGAAGGTCTTACTGTAGGTTCTGGGCTTGCTGAGGAGATCAGAGGACAGGGCAACGTCAATAAGACAAGTGCTCTGGAGAACGCAGAGACGAGCGCCATAGGCCGCGCTCTGGCATCGCTTGGCTTGCATGGTGGCAGCTATGCCAGCGCTAATGAGATCGCAGCAGTACACCGCAAGGAGAAAGCCTTACAGCAGCCAGAACCAGAGCCGGACCCAGATCTGCTCAATCTACGAACGCATCTTGGCAAGACGCTCGATCAGGTGTCACACTCAGAGTTTGCCGAGCGGTTGACCAAAATGTTTTTAGTCTACGCAAAGACGGACAAGGACAAAGAAGGCAATACGGTAGAGCCACGCAAGCGCATGACCTTTCTGCGTGAACTGAAGGACCATAATGAAGAGGGCATCAAAGCAGTAAGTGAAGCATTGCGCGAAGAAATCAACAAGGCATATCTGAGAAATCTACGAAGCCTTGGTGCGCAGAATGGTGAAGAATGATGGAGACGTGGGAAGAAATGACCATGCGTCATAAACGCGAGCGGATGGAGTTAGTACAATCTCTCGCGCAGTCTCATTACACACAGACACAAGCCGCCAAGATCCTTGGTGTAAGAAAGACGTGCCTCAATAACTTCATAAAGCGTAACAAAGTACACTGGCCTGTAATACGGCAAGGGAGGACAAAAAATGGTTGAGTTTTTCACAGTTCTGATGATTGACTATGAAATGGCAGCATATGATGCAGCGCCGCTTGCAAGCATCGTCTACGCCTCAGAGAGCCATTGCCAGCAAGTCATGGATCAAGGATTGGCTGATCCAATCTACGACCATATAGTGAAGCTGTATGGTAATGACATCTATATGACCTGCGTGGAGACTGACGTTGTTTCCTCCGCAATTAGACCGAGGGCAAGACCATGACTGAGAAATGTGTGTACTGCGATAGGGATGCTCTGATAAAATCTGACTACGATACAATGTGTGCTGAATGTTATATGCGCAGGGAGCTAGAGAATGCACGACCTCACACCCCACGATCACGCACTTTTACGACATCTCCGACGGGAAGTAGATCACTATCAGGATCAATATCTTCGCACCGGTATAAAACACCCTAACATCCAACAGGATCTATGGAGAGCGCGACAAGAACTGAAAGAGTTTGTTAAGTCTCTCAGGCTAGAAGGGAAAAAAATATAATTGACACAATGACAAAAACTGTTACTTTGAAAAACATATTACTGGGGTTTGGTCATCTCGGTTACGGTTAGTGAAAGAACCCTGTCAGAAATGGCAGGGTTTTTTCGTGAGAAACAGGGGATGAACTGCGAAGATCAAAAGCGTAGGAAGACGAAAAGACACAGCGCCAGAAAGGAGGTGTTTGATCTTAAAAAAACTGTCTACGTTTTCCCTGTTTCCCACAAATGAATAAATCAGATTACGAAAAGATCCGCAAGATCAAATCATCAATTCAAAGTGTGGTGCATCAATAAAAGGTCTACGACCCTGGCCGCGCCTTGTGTCAATGTAATCGTTCATTGCGGCTTCCATGCTACCATCCCAGTAAGCAATGTTTGGAACAGACCAAGCAGCACCCCAACGCACAGGAACATCAACCGCCCTTGCACCCTCTGCCATAGCGTCAGCAATCTCATCATACAGATTTAATTCCCAGCGCCCACCATCAACATAAGCCATCAGATCAACAGCCAGTCCATCAAGATGCTTGCTCTTCATAGTTTGGCTTGCACCCTTGGCAACCAATGCTTCTTGCTCTTTACGGGTTCTCATCCCACAAATCACAGAGAAATCTTGCTTGGTCACAGAAATAGCATAACGAACAACAGCAGCCATCCGCTCGTCTACGCCTTCCAGCTTCTCTAAGCTGCGCTTTCCTAGTTTATAACTCATGATTTCGCTTTCATGTATTTTTGTAACGCGCGACCCCCAAACCAAAACGACAAAACGCAACTAAAGAGCGCCGAAGTTTCTTGGTCCCATAGCATTGACAAAGCACGGCCCATTTCCACACCAGAATCCATCAACGCAATCAGCGCCGTGATTTTGATGGCGCAAAAAAGACCAAAGAAAACATAAGTAATGACAGGTCGAACAGAAGCCCGTAGTGCATTGACAAATCCCCCGCCATCAAGTCCTTGATCATGGCTATATAGTCCCTCTGTTTCTGCAATGTCTGCTTGTTTGTCTAAGATCTGAATTTTTAATTCTGCTCTCTTAGACATAAGGTCCATCTCAAGCTGCGCTCTTTCAAGCTCATGCTTATGCGCTTGGTTTGCTTTGAAGTAATTTAAAACCTCTGGCAAAAACGATGTACCAAAACCAAGCAAACTGCCAAGAAGCGCCATCATTTTGACGTTCCTTTGCTTCCACCGTTTACATACAATCCGAACCAGGCCGCACCAGCGCCAACAATCACGCTGACAAAACCAGCTTGAGCATTGTTAGGTACATCAAGCGCCATGAACCAGTTGCACGTTTGATAGAATACAATCATGTAGCTTAGAATAAGTAGACGTGGAACAATGCGCCACGCATCCAGTTTCTCAGGTGTCATCTCAGACCTCCATATCTACAATCTGACCCTGCGGTTGCAGCCCAGTATTGTGCGCCCCAAACTTATCATAACTGAGCATTAAATCAAGCTGTTGTCTCTCCAGCGCCTTAGCGAGCTTGTGAGCGCGGTTATGCTCTTTCTGCACCTGTTGCTGCGCCTGATGGTTTTCGATGCTCTCACGCGCTCTCTGCGTCTCTATGGCGAAAGGTAAGTTGCCTACTGGATCAAGCATTGGCAAGCCACACAAAACCCACAAGACCAGCAAACAAAACTAAGAACAGAGCAATGCCAGCGCACCACTCAATGATGGCTTGTTTGATTTCCATGCGTCTAAATTCGTGTTCCCGTTTGGTCTTTCTGATCTCGGCCTCGATCCTCAAAAATTCCTGCCAATGAGAAGGGCCAAGTATTGCAGGGTGGCTAATAATCTCCCGCAACTCATCACGCATTTGCTGCGCTTTCTTTCTTGCTAAGAAAACTTCCATTGCCTGAGCCTGAGTGCCAGAACCAAGAGCCTTATACCAAGGTGGCTTCTCGACCATCTTCTCAGCTTGATCCAACTCAGCCATGCAGCCAGCCCAATCTTGTAGCTGCTTGCCCATGTCTTGCAGATCGCGCCCAACTTGAACGCCCTTCTTGAGGAAATTAAAAGCTGCTGTTGCACCAGCTATTGCAGTAACAGGGTCTATCATGTTTCATAGAACCTCGCTGGGCAGATGTAGTTAGGGGGTACTACATAACTTCTATCATACCA